AGAATGAAATTTTTAAAGAACTTTAATAAAAAAGATAAAAAACTTTACAATAAGAAGTTTTTAAATCTTGCTAATTTACAATCTAATAATGAAAATGAGCAATTAAGAAGTTTTTTAAATTTCAAACAAGATTTAAAGAATAACCCTAAAATGTATGAATTTTTGAACTATGCAAACACTCAAAATTCATTAGAACTAGGGTGTCCTTTAAAAGACGCAAAAATCAGTTGTAGAGCCTAGCTATTAAATTAGATTATTCTATAACTATTATAACAACACTAACTCAACTGGAGGTTGAATATGAGTAATAAAAAAAATATATTAATAAATCAAATAGACGTGGCATATAGAGATATAGAAAATATTGACTATCAATATGTCGTTATGAAATCTATATTAAATAATTTCAATGAAAATCAATTGAAAGTTATTTTAAATGGTACTAAAAAGATTGTTAAAATTAATAAAAAAGAGGAAAAAAAATACGTTGCAATGGGTCAACAATAAAACAACTGGAGGTTGAATATGATACAAGTACAATTAAATTTACCTACTACAACCAATAGTGGTAAATCTACAAAAAAACAACTCAATCAACTAGAGATTGAAACCTGCGAAAAATTTGGAGGCGTAACGGCTTTTAATGGAGTGGGAAAATGGGTTGATAAAAATAAACTTTACTTTGATAAACTTAGAATATATCAAGTAGCAATTGAGAAAAAAGATAAAAAAGAATTTGTTACAATGTGTAAAAAATATGGAAAGCTAACCAAACAACTAGCGATATATATTGTAATAAATAACAAGCCAAAAATAATAAACATATAAACAATACAACTGGAGGTAGAAAATGAGTAAGCAATATCTAAGAAGTACTAAAAATTTATACTGTGATTATGTTAACGGCTATCAAGTATATTATAGTTATAATACAGCCGTTGGAGTAAAATTTCCAAACAATGATTTATATTTAAGTGAAAATGTGTGGAGTACAACCACAGGTAGGCATTTAACGTGGATTGATGGAGGAAGTAAAGAGGCGAAGGAAAGCCGAATAAAATATAATGATTTATTAGAAATATTTAAAAATAAAAATATTAATAAATATTATTACTAAAAAACAACTGGAGGTAGAAAATGAAAATATTAATAGCGATTGCATTTGCAGTTAGTTTTATGTTGATGTTTTTAGGTGTGATAATTATGTTACACTTAGATTTATTCACAGGGTTCTTAGTATCAACTGTTGGTTGCATATACTTTTTTAAGTATCTGCCATAATTAAACCACAATTATATGCTAAGAAAAAACAATAAACAACGGAGGAAAAAATGATAGTAACTAGACCACACAAAAACATTATTAGAATATATTTAAATGATGTAAAAGAAAAAAATAAAGCCTACAATTATTTAATCGAGGAGGGTTGCGTAAAAACTCAATATGTAGAACCATTTTTGGTTGCGTCACCTGAATATTTAGGACAATTAAAACACGAAAGCGAGGTTAAATAATATGTTTATACTAGAAATAATACCAATGCTTTTAATATATATATTATTTATGTATATTATATTTGTAAGTGAACATTAATAATAACAACTGGAGGTAGTATGGAACTAATAGTAAAAAGAAAAAATGTATATGGCAATGAACTAATATATCCTGTATGTAATAAGGCAAAATTATTTGCTCAAATATCAGGCAATAAAACTTTACTGGAGGTTGATATAAACCTAATTAAAAAACTAGGTTATAGTTTAAAAACTGAGAGTGAAAATATATAAACAACAACTGGAGGTTGTATGAATTATAAAGATAAACAAAAAGAATATAAAAAAGCTATTGAAATATTAAGCGAAATATTTGAGAGAAAAAAAGATAACATTTTAGATAACTCAAAAGATGAATTGTTTAAAAAACATTTGGAAAGTTTAAGATGTAGCATTGAATTAATTGAAGAAGATATGCCTTATCTAGACCCAAATTTTTAATAAAATAAAAATTATGTTAACCATAATCTTGCCACAATTATGTGGTAAGCAATAATAACAACGGAGGAAAAATGAAAAAAGAAAAAGAAAATATATGGGAAGAGGCTATCAAACAATTAGAACTTCCTTTATGGGAAGATGAAGATATAGATAGTGAAGACTATGTTGCAATGGTATATAAAAATGGTAAGATAAAAATGGAGGAAGAGTAATATGAAAAGTAAATCAATAAATGCAGACGCTAAAAAGATTGTTAATGGTTTATCAGTATTGAAACCTTTAGCAGATGAAGTTTATAATGAACTTCAAAAAATAAAAGATGAAGAAGAGAAGAAGTTTAGGGAAGAGAGATACTCTTTAAGACTTAAACTTAATGGAAGAAACACACACTAACAATAAACAATCGGAGGTTGTATGAACGCAAAGCAAATACAAAAAGCAGTAGAGTATAAGCAAGGACATCTTAATATGATACAATACATATTAATTGAAAAGCCTGAGTGGACTATCTCTGTATATGATAAGGAGCAAGGCATATATGCAGTAGAAAAATCAAAAGACTATGAGGCTATAAGAAAAGCAATTAAAGATTATGAAACTGAAATCTTAATCTTTAATACAGAGGATAGGCAAATAGGGTGGGCTAACTTCATACCTTATAATGATACTGATGAAGATATAGTAAGTGATTATTCAAATACACTTACGCTTAATGCGTGGGCTAAACAGTTTGAAAAATTGCACGAAGAAATAAAGGAGGTTGAATGAGTAATAAAATAGTATATAGTTTTGGAGATGTTAATACAACACCTCACGAAAAACTAGAAGACATTGAGAGCAGAGGATATAAGAGAGCAGTAAAAAGTTTTCAAATAAAATATCCTAAAGTTAAAGTGGTTGCTGTTGAGTGGGTTAAGAACGGAGTAGAGTTAAGCAAGGTACAAAAACTTCCAATGGGTAGGAAGAAAAAGGTAGGGAGGTAGTATGAACGTAATACAATTAGAAAAAGAAATAATTAAAGCTATTCGTTATGAACGATATTATATGAATAAATATTATGATGAATATACAAAAGATAATATAGATAGGAATATGACAGATTTAAAATTATTCGTAGAAGATTGTTTTAAAGAATATAAACTAGGAGGATAAATGAACTGGAGTGAGAAATATTACGAGGGTTTAAATGAAGAGCAACATACAATAAACAATCAATGGTTTAAAAATATGTTGAGTTATTTAAATGATACTGGAACTTTGTTTGTTCCTAATTTAAATAAATCTTTTAATAAACAAGGGGAGGAAATATGATTGAAATATTTTTAGAGGCGAACTTAGAATTACAAATGATAATCTTAGGAGGTGGAGTATGCTTAGCGATAGCAGTATTAAGTCAATCAAAGTAAAGTTAGCAAAAGCAATTGAGTTAATAGTAAAGGAACAATCAAAAGAATATAACTCAAAACTTTGTGAGGTACAAGTTAGACTTGAAACTATCTATGATGTAATAGATAATTCAATTTATAAAAGAACTGGTATGATTGGTATGAATATAGGTGATGGAAATAAAAAAGTTAATTCAATAGAACATAACTAGAACATTATAAGAACAAACATAGAACAAAAGAAGAACATATGTACTTTATTATATACAAACCTGTGGATAAGTTTCAAATGTTTTCAAATGAAATTTGGCAGACAGAACAAGAGGCACTTGAATATGGTAAGAGAAATAAATTTTCTAAAAAAATAAAATGGAAAGTTATTGAGTATAATAAAATTAATAAGAAGAAATATTGGTATGGTTAATTATATATATCAGTTAAATATTGTAATGGTACATATGATTAATACCCTTAATTATCTATATATAATTATATACTATCTTGTTTGTTGTAAAAGAAAACATTATAAGAACATATATAGAACATTAAATGGTATGTTAATAAAAATACCTGCGACAAAATTGTTATGGTTGATACCATACAATTGCCACAATCTTGTGGTAAGTACTAACACTAACAACGGAGTGAACTATGAAAACAATTACTGAAATAAAACAACACTTCTCAGATAATGAGATTAAATTATGTGTTGATATTATTAAAGGTAAGTTAGACTTCTCTGTATTAGAAGAGCAGATAAAAGATTTCTATGCAGAAGAAGATATAGATAGAGACAAAGCACTTGAACAATTGGAAGATGACTTTGAATTTTGGGGGATAGTATAATGGAAAAGAAAACTATGAAGCAATTGATGATAGAAAAAAGTTGGAAAGTTGCAGGACTAAAAGACAATCTAAAAATAAAAGATAAGGAGATACAAGAATGGGAAAAGTTAAACAAGCCATTGAAGAAGTCAAAGAAGAAATAGAAGATATTATTTCTAACAGAGGAGGAGACGTAGAGTTAGAAGAAGTTAAAGCTATATTACAAAACAAATATTTCTTTAATGATAATTCAAACCCTTACTTAGTTAATGATGATGTTGTTAAGCAAGTGTTTGAGGATGTAGAAGAAGAGTATCAATCAAAATAAGGAGGATGAATGAGTAAAGAAATAAAATCAGAGTATCTATTCAAGACAGATACACAGGCTATAAGAATACTGGCTTGGGATTATGATGATGCAGTAGATATGATTAAGTATTTAAGAAAAGAAATAATAGTTAATGAAAAAGGTTATCTATATGTATTAACTGGTAAAAATAAAAGGAAGATATAATGGAAACAGAACAGTATAAAGATACACCTCAAAAAATATTTGATATAGCTGATGATTGCTATAAAGAATATGCAAGTGGTGAGATGGGTGATGGTGTTTATATGGCAAGTGGAAGTGTAGTATCAGATGAGTTTATAAGCAGATGTAAAAAAGCAGAATATGATACACATAAATTTAATATACCTGAGATAGCAGGGGATATTGAGGCAGATGTTTATGATAACAATGAACACTTATCAAGTAAATGGTATGAACCCCCTGAGCCTGATGAGGATGACGAAGATATATCAGAGGAAGAACAAGAAGAGGCGAACCATAAAGCAAGAGGAGATAGATAATGAGTAAAACAAATTGGGATACGTTAGAAACTAAAATATGGAGAGTTGTTTTGTTTAAAGAAAATGAAAAGGGCGAACAAAAGTTTTATGAATATGATGGAGACCATTCTTGGATAGCTGAACCTTTATATGATGTTGAACCTGAATACTTATATGATATAAAAGAGGAGAATAAATAATGGCTAGTTTTTATTATGATGTTAAGAAATTAAAAAGAGTATGGAGTGAGGAAAGTTTAAAGGAGTGGGGCGATTATGTTGCAGAGTGTTTTAGAAGTGATGAGTTTTATAAAGATGGATGGGCAGATGCAACACTAGAAGACTTTAGTATTGAGGGATGTACTCTTAATATTAGATGGGGTATGGATGAAGAGGGTTATAAGCAAGAGTTTAATGAAACAATTGAGTATAACTTTGATGAATGGTTTGAAGAGTTTGATAAACATTTTCCTGAGAGAAAACCTAAACCAGTAGGGATTAAGTTTACTTATATGGATGATGAACCTGAGGAAGAGTACTCAGTATTTGGAACTAAAATATAGGAGGATAGATGCAGAAAAGAAAAAATAAGAAAGCTAAAAATTTTGGTATCACAGTAGTTTGGGAGTATGAAGATGGTACTTGGCACACAGAGATAATAGAAGAAGATGTTATGCCAAAAGATATAACACAAAATATAGTAAAATTTATAGAAGAATATAAAAATAACACAGGAGTATTTGATGATTAGATATAAAGTAATACTAACGCAGACAAGTATAGTTGATGCAGAAGATGAGCAAGAAGCAAAAGATAAGGTAGTAGATACGTTTGAGTTTGGGAACTTAGATGTGTACGCAGAAGAGTTACATCCTGATGATGTTAACCCTGATGATGATGAGCATATGAAACCAATGACTAAAGAAGAAGAGTATAGGAACGCAGATGTTCCAATGCCTAAGAAAAAATACTTCTATACTTATGAGGAGTACTCACAAGATTGTAGAAATTTTGAAATTGAAAGTGAGAAAAGATTAAGTAGAGGAGAGATAACAGACTTGGCTTGTGCAGTTGACTTAGTAGATGATGCAACATACGAAGAGGATGGGGCTGTTGTTAAGTTTACTGGTACAGAAATAGGAGATGATGTTCAAACAGAATATGGGGGAGATGATACTACTGATGAATAAATATAGGAAGAGATATAGAGTGTTAAAAGAATTTTTTGTATATGCAAAAGATGAATACGAGGCAGAAACAAAAGCAGAAGATAAGAAACTTGACTTACCTTGGAACTTAATAGATGTACAAGAAATGAAAGGGGAAGATGAAAAAGTATAGAGTGTGGAGACAAGAAGTAGTTATGTATCACAATGAAGTTGAGGCTAAGAATAAAACTGAGGCGTATGAGAAGGCTTTAGATTTAGACTTTGATGCTTGGCTGATGGGCGAGTGTGATAGATATGATAGTTGGAAAGATAGTTATGTTAGAAAAGATTTAACTGAGGTAGTAAAGAATGATAAGTAATATAAATAATATGCTTGTATGGGCAGGAGGTTTTGTAGATGGTGAAGGTTATATTCAATATAAAACTAAACCATATAAACGAATAAGAATGGAAGTTTGTAATACAGATTTTAAACCTATTGAATTATTAAAAGAAATATTTGGAGGTAAAATTTATTATAGAAAACCAAGAGTAACAAGCAAGGGAACATTATCTAAACCTCAAAAAATGTGGGTGGTTTTGAATGAGGAATGTTACGAAGTGTGTAAATCTATTATTCCTTTTCTTGTAACGTCTAAAAGAATTAAAACATCACAACAAATAATTAAACATTATTTAAAGGAGGAAACAAATGAAGTTGAGAAAAGTAATAAAGTTAATTGAGTTGATAGGTGAGAGCAAAGTACCTGAGGATATAGTAAAACATTTAGATAAAGAACAATACTCTGAAAGTAAAAGTGAGTTTATTAGTGTGGGTGATATGGATTTATACCATTATATTCGCAGTAATAAAAAAAGTGAGAGAAGAGTATGGGATGATTTGAATGAACAACAAGAAAAACTTGCTAAGATAAAAGATATAATGGAGGAGTAATGGCAAGAAGAATTAAACTAAAGAAACCTATTTATAATAGGACAAGTTTTTTAGATAAACAAGAGGTGGAATATTATAGGATGTATAAAAAAATGAAACTACAAAGAGAAATGATATATGATACTCACACAGCAGTAGGAATTTGTGAGGGATATATACCTGCAAAAACAGCAGAAGAAGAACTAAGAGCGTGGCAATACTTAATAGATACTGGAGTTTGTTGGCACTTGCAAGGATGGTTTGGAAGAACAGCAAAAGGTTTAATTGAGAGTGGTATGTGTAAAGAAAAAACAGTAAATTAATACTTGACTTTTCTTATTAATTATGATAAGATAATTTTTAACAAGGAGAATAAATGAGAACAATATTAATAATTTTAATATCAATAACTTTAATTGGGTGTTCAAGTATGCAAAACCCTAGATTGAGTTTAGGTAAAAAATGTTTAGATAAAGATGGTGATGTGGCTTATTCATATGTATGGTTATATGATAAGAACACAGGATTAAAACCAACTAAAGAACAATGCGAATAATATTATTAATAGTACTTGGAATGTTTGTGTTATCAGGATGTTCAAAACAAATGTCACCGAACCCTACACTTTCAATTGCTAAAGAGATATTAAAGCATCAATACAATAAAAAAATTAAGGAAGTAACTTATGAAAAAAAATGGTAAGAAAATAAACTATACTATATTTACATATAATTATTTCCTTAAACTATTTAGGAAAAATATAAAAAGAAAAAATAAAAAATCAAAGTTTGAGAATGAACTATTGATACAAGAAACTAGGAGGATATAAATGTACGTAAGTAAAACTAAGATTGAACATTACACTTACCCTTGGAAAAATGGTAGGAGAGGTAGTAATTTACAATTAGAAAATACACTTGATATAAATGAAAGTAATAATTTAAAACGATTGTTACCTTTAATAGATGAGTTTGAAGATACTATCTCACAACATTCAAGTACAACAATTGAATTAATTGTTAAAATTAAAGAAGATAAATAGGAGGATATAAATGTTTGGTAAAAAAGAAAATGTAAATGCTAATAGATATATAGTTATGTCAAAGCTAGATGGACAGACTACTTTCTATGCACAAAAAGGATTTGCAACAAGAGATGATGCAGATGCTTATGCTAAACTTATGATGAAGACAGAAGAATATGATAGAAATAAATATTATTTATTCGAGCAATCTGTTGCATATAGTTTAGGTGAAAAAGATGTAGTAAGAACTGAGGAAAGTTTTAGTACTAATGGTTGATACCTATTTAAAATCTATTCTTGATACAGTACAAGAGGCTAAGAAAACTAAAGGCTCTAATGACTTGGAAAGAATAATTAGTGAACAACAATTAAAGATAGAAAATCTTCAAGCAATTAGTGAGGTACATCAAAAACAAAATGGTCAACTACAAATAAGAATAAAAGAACTTGAGAAACAAATAGAAGATAAGAGAGTAGATGATGGAGGTTGGATTAATAAGGATAATGATTGATGCAATGTTAACACCTAAACAATATAAACTTTTTAAATTTTTAAAAGCGTATGCTAAACAAAATAATTTTATGCCTACATTTGATGATATGAGAAAGCATATGAGTCTTAAATCAAAGAGTGGTATTTTTAAACTTCTATTTTATATGGAGTGGAAAGGTTATATTAAACGTCACCCTGCTCATGCAAGGGCGATACAAATAATAAAGGAATATGAGAATGAGTAAGTTTTATTTAAAGAAAACCTATGTAACTATACATATGTGTATAGACGACTATCATCCTGATGTAAAGCATGAAGAAAAACTTAAAAATAAATTAAAGTTTACAGATAATGCTACAATATCATCTAAGGATGTTAAGGAAAGTAGAAATACAATTGAAGAAATAACAGAAAAAGAATATGAAAAAAAGATAGGTAAAGTAAAACAAACTTCTATAAAATTTTCAGATATTAAATGATACAGAATAGTAATACAATAAACTCTCAAATGGAGGGTCAGGGGCAAGGTTATTTCATAACACCTGAAGTTTTGTTATGGCGTAGTGTTATTGTTAGAGCAATGATGGATGCTATTGATATAGATATTCATGCATGGGGAATGAGTAGAAGAAGAATAGTAGAGGATGCAGATGCTTGGTTTAATACTAAAGATAGTTACTTTGTTGATGTTTGTTCTAATGCTAATATGTCACCTCATTTTGTTTGTAGAATATTTAAAAAAATAAAAGACGCAAATGTTAAGAAGTTATTTAAATTTAAAAACTTGAATAAATTTTTATTAGAATATATGTGTACATTCGAAAATGAAAGGTGAGATGAAATTAAATAACACTTCTAAATTTGATATTGATTTAAAGTATGGTCAAGTCAGAGAGAAAAGAGTAGCCGAATTGTTAAGTAATGATAAAGTAGAAATCAAAACTGAACGAAGTTGGTGGAGAAAAACAGGTAACATAGCAATTGAATATGAGTATAGAGGTAAACCTAGTGGCATTGATAAGACAGATGCTAAGTGGTGGTTTCATATTCTTGAACAACAGAAGAAAGAATATTGTATGTTAGTGTTTAGAGTAACAACTTTAAAAAAGATTGTTAAGAAGTATAAGAAGACACATACTAAAAACATAGGAGATTATAGGGCTAGTAAATGTGTAGTCATTCCAATTAAAGAAATCTTTAATGAGAGGTGCTATAGTTTATAAAAATTATGAGTAACAGAGAATTAATATCAGCGTATAAAGAACAGTTAAAAGATTTAACTGATGAGAAGCAAGACTTAATTAAATTGTCAGAAGACAAAGATGCAAGAATTAAGAAACTTTTAATTCAGTTAGAACAAGCTAACTCTGATGTAGAAAACTTAGGCAAAAGAGTAGCTGAGGTAGAAAAAAAAGCTAAGAAAAAAGATGATATAAAAAACACAATCAACAAAAAGATTGAAGAAGTCTTGAAAAAAGAAGAAGAAATAATTGTTGACAAGGAAGAATAATTGTGTTAATATCTCATCATAAAATAAATAAAAATATAAATAGAGGTAAAATATAAAATGGCAATAGTAGAAGGAACAGCATACTGGGCTTCAATCACGAGACCCAATGAAAAATTTGAACCAATGTGGAGAGTAGATGTAGCCTTATCTGATAAGGATGCAGAAGAGTTTAAGAGTAAAGGTGTTAATCTGAAAGAGTCTGTTATAGAAGACAAGTCGGTTAAGAACCTTGTAACTTTTAAACGTAAAGTCTCTAAAGCAAATGGAGATAGAAACTCTCAACCAACATTAGTTGATGCAGAGAAGAAACCATTAGATAAGATAGTAGGTAATGGTAGTAAAGTAAAGGTTATGTATAAATCATATGATTGGAATTATAAAGGTAAGACAGGTACAGGCTTAGATTTACAAGCAGTACAGGTTGTTGACCTTATTGAATATCAACCTAGAGAAGATTTTAATGTAGAAAAATCTGAAAATGGTGTTGACATCAAGGAAGATTTTTAGTATCATCAATCGAGAATGAATAATTTAGATAGTTCATTTTCTAACTCCGAGGGGGAGGCGATTAGTAGTGTGATTGCCTCTCCTTTTTTTATGCAATAACAAATAATGAGGGCGACAATGGAAACAAATAATAATGGGTTTATAAAATATCACCTGCCTTGTCCACTATGTTCTAGTAGTGATGCAGTTTCAATGAACAAGGATGGGTCAGCATATTGTTTTTCATGTCAAGAATATATAAAGGAATACAATATGGAAACACAAGAAATAGAAACAACAAAATCAAAAAATGAATATGAGGTAAAAGATTATCTCAAACAATCTAACTATGCAGAAATCATAGATAGAAATATAAAAGAACCTACTTGTAAAAGGTATGGTGTTACAGTTAAGATGGATAGTATTGGTAATATAACAAATCATTATTATCCTTATCACGATAAACAAGGTGCAAAGATTGCAACAAAAACTAGATATACAAAGTTAAAAGAATTTAGTTTACAAGGTAATACTAAAGTATCAGGTTTGTTTGGTGAACATCTATTCTCTAAAAATAAATATGTAATTATAACTGAGGGAGAGTTAGATTGTTTATCAGCTTATCAAATGTTTAAGACAGATAGATATGAAACTCCAGTAGTTAGTATTAAGAATGGTATTACTTCAGCAGTAAAAGATATTAAAGGAAGTTTAGATTGGTTAGAACAATTTGATAATGTCATAATAAATTTTGATAATGATGACCAAGGTCGTGAGGGTGCTTTGAAAGTAGCCGAATTATTTTCGCCTGGAAAATGTAAGATAATTCATTTACCTGAGGGATATAAAGATGCATCAGATTGTTTACAGAAAAACAAAATACAAATATATACTAAAGCATTTTGGGATGCAAAACTATATGCTCCTGATGGTATTATAAATGCTAATATATTATTTGATGAAATAACTAAACCAACTTTAAAATCATTTGTTCAATATCCGTTTGAAGGTATGAATAAAATTACTTATGGTATTAGACCATCAGAGTTAATTACATTTACAGCAGGTAGTGGATTAGGTAAAACTCAAGTGATGAGAGAAGTAGTACATCATATGATTAAATCAACAGAAGATAATATTGGTTTGTTAATGTTAGAAGAAACACCAGTAATAACTTCTAAAGGTTTGATGAGTATTGAAGCAAATCAAAGATTACATTTACCTGATGTTCATGTAAGTAAAGAAGAGATGAAAACTTATTTTGATGCAACAGTAGGTACAGGTAGAGTATTTATGTTTGACCATTTTGGCTCAAACTCTATTGATAATATTGTATCAAGAGTTAGATACTTAGCTAAGGGATTAGATTGTAAGTATATTATAATTGACCACGTTAGTATTATAGTATCAGACCAAAGTCATGGAGATGAACGAAGAGCATTAGATGAAATTATGACTAGACTTAGAACACTTGTTCAAGAGACAGGAGTATCTATGATAGTAGTATCTCACGTGAGAAGACCAGATGGTAAAGGACATGAAGAGGGTGCAGCTACATCACTATCAC